ATTTCCTTTATAAGTTAAATGAAAGAGATTTTAGATACACTATGTATCTATATACATTAACGCTTGAGTTACAGTATTCGTTGACAATTATTTTATCGGCCTCGCCCAGTTCTGCGAACTACATTAGTTCCACCAAATCCTTTTGTATTTGGCTTAGGCACTTTGGGTTGAGTAAATTGTGATGTTTTTTTAACTGGCAAAGTGACAGTTGGTTTTTTAGGTTTGTTTTCTTCAGTCATGGTCGAACCTTTATAGAATTTAAATATCCATGTAAGTTGCCGTATAAGCCTATCATCATGGCAATCTTACTGTCATACAGTCTGATGTAGGGTAGTTTTTTCGTTTCAGTTTTATTTACACCCAAGTAATATGGACATTTTATTTTTTTGTTTACTTCAAGGACAAAACTATGCCAACTTTGCCCTTCTTGTTTGAATTCATAATCATAATGAGATATTTCTGCTAATTGAAAAGCTATCATACCTTCATCAGTTAATCTTAATCCTTCTTGTCTACCTGTCATCCACCACTTGAACATTAAATCTTCAACTGGTATTTCATGGTATATGTGAAAAGTGTCTGGTATTTCTTTTAATACCGTTTCTGTGATTATTTTTTTGGTAGTCTTATGCCTGATCATCTGGGTAAACGCACCTTCCGTTGTTCATAAAAACAACAGTAAATTTGTCTGTTTTGAATTGTACATTCAACTTGCGACAAAGATTTCTTGCGTGACCTGGATTACTAAAACTAGTCTTTTTATATTTTGGTGTAGACTCACTATCCAAGTAATGTTGTGACTTAAGATTAATAGGTTGCCCCTCATAAAACACGGCCCAAATACCACTCGCTTCTACAATTTGGTCGCATTTATAAGTTGTCTTATCTACTATTTCTAATAAGACTTTGGGCTGTGTTCTACTCATTTAAAAGATCCAGCTTTTAATTCTATTTGTATTACAGGTTCATCAACTGGTTTCTTATCATTTTTTTCATAATGATCTACTAGCATTTTAGCCAATTCATCACGCAGACCTCTAGCCTCTATAATGGGCATAATGAAATCTTTGTTCTGTTTACTTTCTAGTAAAGACACTTTATCAATGAACCGTTTAATATAAATCATTGACTATTTATCTGGCTTTCAGCGTCCAACTTAGTTTTAAATGGACCTACATAGGGATACCTTTGTACAAAAATATACTTAGGACAAAATACTACTTCGTTTTCCCCTGTATGATTTAAGATAAACCAACCAGCTGCATGAAAACACTTGCTTTTTGGTGTCTTAGTAAAGATATGCAGTTTGCGTTTAATATCCAAAATAGAATTATAAGTCTTTCCAGTTGTAGGATAATTCGCAAAAGGAAGTTGGATTTTAGTTTTGTTAGATTTTAGAGTTTGAAATTCAATTTTGGTTGTACGCTTGAGTTCAGTGGTAGTTTTGTAATGGGTCTGAGACCCATTCATTTTAACATCGAACCCTGAACCATTTGCGATAACATTACCAATTTTTTTATCACCGTCGGTAATGACCCAATATTGATCCTTAACAATAGGTTTTGCTACAATTTCAGACATATTATTCCTTTTTATTAAGCATAAAGGCTTTTAGCACTTCGTTTGCTTCTGTGTAATCTTCATTATCATGGCTTTCTGCGATTTCAATAAGCAATAGCCAATATAATTGTTCTGCTAGTTCACAATCTTCATCCGCTAGACTAGATAGCCAATCATTAAATTCTTCCTGAGAATTCAATGTCCACATAATATCTAGCATGGCTACTTGTTTGTCGTTGAGACCACTGATAGTAATTTGTTTGTCCATTTTTAAAATCCTTAATTTAGAGGGCCTTTGTAAGGCGAATTTAACCACTTAGCATAAGTCTCAGCCTGTTCACCAATTTTGGTGAGTTCGTACTTTCCACAAAACTTCATAAAATGAGCACCTACTTGGGAAGTTGTATTGATGCGAACATCTGTTTTGATTCTGTCATCAACCGCTACTTTAATATCTTCGGGCTGTGCTGTCAAGTCAATTAGGACACGATTACGTTCGTAACAATCCCGAACACGATGTTCTACTCCCTCATGATCAACCCAACGTTGAAGCATCATATTATTCCAATTAAAGCCCTGCTTAGTACGGTCAGCATATGCTTCAATCAATCCAACCTTATTCTTACTACCTTTAGTACGGACTCCCGGATAAGCCGAAAATACATTATCGGATGCATCACCACGCATACATTTTTCAAATAGATGAAATTTAGGATCGCCCAATGTTTTGGGTTCTTTAGTTTTTTTATCTAATACCAACCTTCCTTTCTCATCATGGTATCCTTCTGTAGTGATAAGTTGGTTGGTGATACCGTTGTATTGATTAACGTTTTCGCTAATAAGTTGGATATAATCAGTGTCAGAAGAAATAATGTAATGCGTATCATCAGGATGTAAATGAACAAAACGGGCAATAATATCATCAGCCTCAGCATGTTCATGCCTAAGTACGCTGACATTAGTTTTTTCACGCAAGAATGTAGTAAACATATCGTATGTTTCCCAAAACATTTTGTTTTCGGCAACATCTGCTTCAGTCATAGCAGATTCATCTAACTTACGATTTGCTTTATAAGGTTTATAATAATTCTTCCGCCACGAACGACCTTCTAAGCATACCACTACGTGATCAATTTTAAATCGTTTAACGACTTGATTAACACTAGCAAGTGATAAATGCAAGGCCATTCCAATTTTTTCTTCAGTTGTACTATTGCGGCTAGCAATATGCCGAGCACGGAAGAAAGTATTGGCAGTATCAATGAGTGCGTAATTCATATAGGTCCTTAAGTAGTCGTATAATTAATTATACGACTACTTGGGTTTATTGTCAAGAAATATCTTCTAGGTATTTATCCGGAAAGTTTTTGATTCCGTCCATAACTGTTTTGACATTATATCTAGTTATGGGCAAAAATGCATTCTTAACTCGTTTGATACGTAGAGGATGATTTTTTATACGATCTTCCACAATGTTACGCACATAATCAAAATCAATGTCAGTAAATTTTGGATCAACGTACTCACTTGGTGTATGACTATTGTGCGGGTTTTCCAAATACGGAAACAATTTCCGCTTTGAATAATTCTCACAATTTTTTACATGTTCTTCATACCCATATACAGACACATAAAAATGATGAATTTGTGCATCATTATTACCGCGTGTATACGAAGTGATTCTTGATTTAGGAGTACCTGAAAAACCTATTTTTACTTTACCATAAGCTTCGGCAATATATAATGTCATCATTTGAATAGCGCTCGTTTAGCCACATTCAATTGCTTAAACATGTTAGTATTGTTTTCTGTATAGCGAGACACAAATGAAGTCATACATTTGAACTGTGTCAAGTGGTTACCACCAGCCTTTTCGTATAGTTGCAACAGCAACACCAATGATGCATCCTTAGGTACACCAGAAGGATCTTCGTTCCGTGCTTGCCTATAGTACAGAGGATAAACCTGTTGTGTCAAGTTTTTAAACTCGGCCCAACCACCTGCAACCTCTTTGACAAGTGCATTCAAATCCTTCATAAATTGATGGTGTTCAGCAGAATCAAAGTCTTCACCATCTTTTTCTAGGCGCCTACGCAAGTCTTGGAAAGGAAGCATTTCCATTGCGTCTAATGGTTCTTGATCCCAATAAGTAGAGTGGTTCTTACCAAAAAAACGAATATCTGCTACATCAAGTTTACTAAGTAAATTTACATGATTGACTGCACCTGCTTTGAAACGATCTGGGCTATTAGGATGAACAGGGACAAGATTCCAACTTTCTAATTCAGTTTGAATACGATTAGCAAGTTCATATTTTTCTTGCGTTTCTTTGTTTGGTGAATCCAATCGTTTACCAAACGTATTAATTTTGTGCGTTTCAAAAGGATTGATTGGAAGTTTATCTTCACCGTTGATTCCCAAGAAGTGTTCCCGTGCAAAGCTAAAATCACTGGTTTCGACTACTTGACAGTTGACTTCAATATCCAACCAGTCTTTAGGATCAACATCAGGGAATAGACCAAGCTTGGCTCGTAAAGCAATTGCAAGTACAGTGTGTTGACCATCAGTGATGTAACAAGTGTCGCTGTTAGGCAATTTGATTACGTTAATAGTCGCAGGTCGGCGACTATCCCAGTTAGTGATAATTTTAATGAGGTGATCAAAATTAATTTTACGTTGTACAGCCAATGCCGATAACAAATGACGAATAGCGATTCGCTTCATTTTGGGCATTTGATTGTACCGTTGGGGTTTGCCCTTACGGCTGGTCTTGAATTCAGCTTTCTCAAGTAGTTGTTTAAGTTGTTTGTATTCTGAACTACCTGAGAACAAGTTTACCAAACCTTCAATACTATGCGAGTCAATGTATCCAGGTTGTTGATCCAATTCGTTTATTGGACGATCTTCAGTGGTTACCGATGTTGAGTTGGGAACCCAAGTGAACTTAAAAGTTGGTGTTGTCATTTTTTTCTCCTGTGTGTTAAATGACTGTGCAAGGAATATTATTCAACGCACAAAAACATTGTATCATGCAATTAATTTAATATCAAGTTATTTTAGTTGAATTTGGGCTACCTCCAATCGTGCAAAAACACTATTACCAAAAATCCAACCCTCAGGCATAGAAGTTTGTAGGTCTAATTCATTATCCAACAACTCTGCCTCTTCATTGGTAATCAGTACGATAGCCAAATTGTTTTTAATCATTTGCGCTACTTCGGTTACTGGACGTTTTTCCATAGTCATGGTTACTGCTTGATTGAAAATCATAATGCAGGGAACAATATGTTCTCGGTATGTGTTTTCTTTCGTCCGTTTAACACTTTCACCGATTGTAATCAAATGATCAATACTGTCACCTTCAAGCAATGCCCGAGCATTCTCTAACCCAAATCCATCTTCGTTGTCAATAAAGTACCGAAACCGTTTGGCAATCTTTTCAAAAATATTCCTCTCAGATACCTCACGAGGAATAGGTTTGATTGCTTGTCCGCGGACCTTGCGTACAATGGTTGTAATGGCTTCAATAGTACCAACAATGATCCAAAAGTTTTCAAGTACATCACCATCGAAGGGAATGTTCATGAAGTCTTTGGCATCTTTGCGTTCACTACGCTTGCCAATTTTCTCAGTAAAGCCTTGTGCTAGGATTTGCTTACGCATCTCCGCAACATCTTCAGGACGGGCTAGCCAACCTATTGTGTAGTGATTTTTTTTAATCTCGCATTTGACACCGTTGTTGGTATAGAGTACACAATTTCCTTGTTCTTCATATACACGTTCAGTATACCCACGCTCTTCACATGAGTTTTTGAAAAGATTGAAGGGGATAGCTGCCATTTAAAATATTAGGTAAGTTCGAACAAAGTATTCCAAACGGATTTTGGGGTATGTCCATTCATATAGTGTTTGGTCTTTGAAGGATCTTGAATATTAAGGTGCGGAAGTCTACCAAAAGAATTTTTGTATTGACTTGCTAGCTCACCTTCAGCCCAACCGGTAGCCTTTTCTTCATCATCTTCATGAATATCAGCGGTGAGCATTCTTTTAGAAATATCCCAAACAGCAATGGTAACATCGTTTTTATTAAATGTTGGTGGCAATAACCCTTTAGGAATTAAAAAATGCTCAATCCCTAACCAAAAATCTGCACCATGTGAACTACGAACATGTTCACCTGCCCAACCTGGAACCCAACTTAATTGTCTAGTGATACGCTCACCTACCTGATGTTCTCTTTTTTCCTCCAAGCTTGGGCAACTTTTTCCGACTTTTGAAAAATCATACACCAATGGACCTGGTTTAAAACACATTCCGTATACATAGGCTTTTACAATTCCATTATCCCTCATTGAAGAGTAAATATCTTTACAATATTTTAGTTTAGCACAATCAATAATAAAATCAGGATTATATAAAGTAATATTAGTAAACATTCAACCTACCTCACTACGTCCGTTACCCAAATCTTTACTTTTGATATTACGCATATCTGCCATACCTCTCATGTCTGGATCAGCTTGTTGTTGTTCATAGACTTCAAGTGCAATATTGCGGGCCACTGTCTGCATCCATCGATCGACCATAATATTATCTGTATCATCCTCACGCATCTTATATCCAGCCTTTATAAGATTTATAATGAACTTATCATTCCAATCCAATTCAAAACTACCATTGCCAATATTGTTTGGATCTAATTCAACCCGAACGATACTAACATACGGTTCACCATTTTTAGTTGCCAATTCCTTAGGAGTAAGTTTAACTTCTTCCTTAGGAGCACGAGGTCTAGGTTCTTTACGAACTGGTTCTTGAACTTGTGGTTCGGGTTGTTTCTGAAATAATTTCTTTAATTTATCAAGCATAACTTACCTTTTGTTTATATCTATCAAGTAGTTTAAAACTAGCTAGATTTTTCGCCTTGCTCTCGCACATGATATCAAATTTATCATAGAAAGTCAATGCCCAATCGTTCACTGCATCATTCCAATAATAGTCGCTGTGAGCCCTGAGTTTTTGTTTATTACTACCAGACTCAATCAGTGCATGATGATTGGGT